CAAACTTGCCGCCGGCGAGCTTACATCGCGGCAGGTTAGAACGGTCAACGGCAAGCCGGCCACTGCTTACAGGAAGGCGCGTTAGTATGCCGCTCTACGTCTACGAGTGCACCGAATGCGGCAAGCGCTCCGAGTTTTGTGAGCTAATACCAATTCCTGCTAATCAGGCATGGCGTTGCGGATTAGCATACATCATGAGTAAAATATGGCAAAAAGTGATCATGATACCGCTCTCATGGGCAACAAGCGGTAAAAAGGTAAATTGATGACAGATGACGTAACAGTATATCCAGCAGACGAGGAAGAGCAACACGACCTCTATTCTGCAAAATGCAAATGTAAGCCGACTGTAGAAGTTATCGGGGCGACGTTGGTTTATTCTCATAACAGGCTTTGGGAACTTATCGTTCCAACACGTGACAAAACGTCACAGGTTGATATGTACACGAAAAGGCAAAATTGAAATAACAACTCAGTATTGCGCTTGTAAGTTCAATTCGGGCAATTTGCAGTTATAATGAAAACGCAGGATCGGATACCGGAATAACAGGGATTAGAACTGGTAATTAGGTTAAACCTGCTTACTGGTTCACGTTTGAGATAATGCAACAACTTTGGGGATTATGATAAAATAAGTTTGGGGCTGACAGGGATCGGCTAAACTTTCGGGAATAGCAGAACGTGGTTTCGAGTACCACCAGCTCCACCTGATAAGCAACTTGTGCAATAAACGCGCAGGTTGCTTTTCGTTTACCGTTCACATTATCGTTCACTTTAGGCGCGGGTTTATTCGCGCATCCCTGGATAAAACGAGTTTCTGAAATTGGTCTCAAAAACACTTGACTTCTGTATAACAATGTGCTATAATCTTATTAGATCAAATAACGAGGATCAGAAACAATACTTAGAAAAGGAGCTTATGAAGAAACCAGAAACAGTATTAACGGCATTCAGACTGCCAAAGACCTTGATTGAACAGGTTGATAGAGTCTCAAACGGCAACCGCAGCGAGTTTATCAGGAAAGCGGTTACAGAAAAGTTAGAACGAGAAAAGGAGCAAAATGTTTGACACGCAAGAAATCTATTTATCCCGATTAGAGCAGTACAAAAGCAACAACCCACCATGTCCGCATTGTGGGAGCGAACTAACCGCACTCAAAGTCATCATCAGCGAGCGCGGATTGTCGCCTGTCAACCGCACGTTCACGTGTCTCAAATGCCAGGTGGACTTCAAAATAAACCCGCTGGCAGACGATCCTAATATCCCATTTTAGAGAGGAGCAGAAATGTTAGACCAAATCACACGAGAAGACTTAGCAAAACACGCCGCGTGGCTTAGGGATAAACCAGATGGCGTAAGGGTAGTTACTGTAAGCCATGCCAATCTAAACCATGCCAATCTAAGCCATGCCGATCTACGCGATGCCGATCTACGCAGTGCCAATCTACGCGATGCCGATCTAAGCCATGCCAATCTAAGCTATGCCAATCTAAGCGGTGCCAATCTACGCGATGCCAATCTACGCGATGCCAATCTAAGCAGTGCCAATCTACGCGATGCCAATCTAAGCAGTGCCAATCTAAGCAGTGCCAATCTACGCGGTGCCAATCTACGCGATGCCAATCTAAGCCATGCCAATCTAAGCTATGCCAATCTAAGCGGTGCCAATCTACGCGATGCCAATCTAAGCGATGCCAATCTAATCGGTGCCGATCTAAGCAGTGCCAATCTACGCGATGCCAATCTAAGCGATGCCAATCTAAGCGATGCCGATCTAAGCGGTGCCGAGAACATTCCTGAATATGTAACGGCGATAACCTCAATCGTACCAGATGGCGATCTTGTTGTTTACAAACAACTTGCAAAGGATTCCATTGCGACCCTGAAGATACCGGCGTCAGCCAGGCGGTCAAACGCAACAGGCAGGAAGTGTCGCGCTGAGTATGCGGAGGTATTAGCAATTGAGAGTTCATCTGGAGAAAGCCTTGCAGAAGGACAAAGTCGGTACAACTCAGAATTTGTTTACCGCGTCGGCGAGACAGTACATCCGCACGAGTGGTGTGAAGACCGCTGGCAGGAATGCGCGGGCGGTATCCACTTCTACTTGACCCGCTATGAAGCGGTAAACAACTAAGGAGGCGATTCATGTTCATCGACACGCTTATATCCGCAGCAATAATCGCAACCGTAATGCTTACCGGTGTACTGGCAAGCGCAATCTATGAGAAGTGGCAGGAAAGAAGGGCTAAATGAAGGAAATATCGGCCTATAAATGCGGTTACTGCAAAAGAATATACCAGTTCCAGCGCAACGCTCAGAAGCATGAGGCAGTATGCCATTATAACCCGTCTATGCGCTCATGCTTTACTTGTGGGCTGTTTGTTCGTGAAGCAGACATCTCAGACTATGATGGCGAGTTTGTTCCATCTGCCCGATGCGAAAAAGGGTTTGATATAGATGAACCATTTGACCACATAAGGCTTGCGCAAGTCGGTTGCAAGTTTTGGGAGCCAAGAGAAAACCACCCAGGCGAGTATGTGAAGTTTAGAACTGGCTTTGGTGGATACAGAAAGCTTTATGAGGAGAGCAAGAAATGAGCAATTACATCCCGACCTGGAATCCACCGGATCCACCACAAGAAGCAGTTCAAACGGAATGCCCGTATTGCCACGGAAATGACACGGAATTCCTGGGCTACGCAGACGAGGCACGCAACACTGAGAAATATGTTTGCCACGAATGCGAAGTTGATTTCACGGTTGAAGTTGAAATCCCATTTTAGACAACAAGAAAAGGAGACAGGAAATGACACCAGAAACAGCAGACTTTTTGTTAGGCGTGATGATCACATGTATATTGGGAATCATCACGGTCGGATCGGCGTGGATCACTGAAACGATCATGAAGGCGAGGAAGAGATGATCTACCGCGCGCCTTGCAGAAATTATCACGGATACTGCCTTGTCAAGATCGTTGGCGAAACGAAAGACGTACGGGGCAGAGACATGGTGATCGTCGAAGCCTTACATGGCAATCCCTGGGACGACGCCTCACACGGTGGCTGGGTGCCAACCAATAGACGGCGTTTTTATCCTGAACATCTCACACTTAACGAAACAACCCCTGCGGACACAGAGGTTGAGTCGAATTTAGTGGATCTTTGAGCCAGAAAGGTTAATTATGGAAATTGTACCACAATCACAAAATCAAATTCAATCTTATCAAGTGCTGGATAAAGAGCGTGTTGACCTTATCAAGCGCACCATCGCAAAAGGCGCGACTGATGATGAGTTGGCCCTTTTCATCCAACAATGCAACCGAACCGGACTTGACCCGTTCGCAAGGCAGATTTATGCGATCAAGCGATGGGACAGCTCCGAAAGGCGCGAAGTCATGAGCACGCAAGTATCAATTGATGGACAAAGACTTATCGCCGAGCGTTCGCAAAAGTACGCCGGTCAACTTGGGCCTTACTGGTGCGGTGATGATGGCGACTGGAAAGAGGTTTGGCTGTCAAACAAACCGCCGAAAGCTGCAAAAGTAGGCGTGATCCGTGTTGATTTCAAAGAGGTCTTGTGGGCGGTTGCGCGCTACGAGGCTTACGTCCAGATTAAGAAAGACGGCGCGCCAACAAGTATGTGGGCAAAAATGCCAGATATAATGCTGGCAAAATGTGCTGAAAGTCTGGCACTACGCAAGGCTTTCCCGCAAGAACTGTCAGGGCTTTACACCGGTGAGGAAATGGGACAAGCCGATAATCCATTGCCGGTATTGTCACGACAAAACAGAGCTCAACAACCAGCACAACCACAACAAGACGACGTTGAGGACGGTTATTACACCGACGCCACCCCGCCGTTCGTGGTCGATCCTGATTCAGAGCCGGTTGACGATCCAGAGCCAGCCGACGACTTCAAGCCATTCACGATCGAGGACGCTTGCAAGGTGACGAACAGCAAGGGCGTTCAGTACGGCACGATGACGATCGTTACGCTTGAGAAAATGCTATCTGCTCTTTGGAAACAGCTAAAGGAAAACCATCTTGAGCCGGAAGCCAAATCCGAGATCAAGCTGAAGATCAAAGCCGCTCAAACGGTGCTTACTGCAAAGCACAACAAGGAAATCAGCTAATAACGGGGTTTTTCTCCCTGTCACATGCTCCTTTACCCCGTTTTAGAGCCTGCCGGTCGGCGTTGTAGACCGGCAAAAAGGATAAGAAATGACTGAACAAACAGAAATGCAAGAACTAACTCAAGAGGAACGATGGGAGCTTGGCTTGTTCTCAGATTGCTCTTACTGCCACGGCGAAGGGTTTATTTGGGATATGCGTTACATGGAAAGTGGTTCAGGCATGGAACCATTCCAGCTCTACGACGAGGAATTGATCCCTTGCCCTTACTGCAAAAAAGAATGGGAGCGTAACTGTCACGCTTACTACGAAAAGCACCCATTCGAAGACAAAGACCCTTATGCGCCTTATGCGGAGGTTCAGCAATGAATCCGCGTGAGTACTACCACCTCAAGACCGCGCAGATCACCGAAGCGCGCGTGATGCAGACGGGATTGTTCTAATGGCGTGGGCACGCATTGACGACAAGTTTCTTGACAATCCGAAGGTCAGGAAGGCTGGCAAGGAAGCCACTTATCTTTACGTGAGCGGACTGGTTTATTCCAGTAATCAATTGACCGAAGGATATATCAGCGATGACGCCCTGGGATTGGTGGCTTACAAGGGCTTCATCAAAAACGAACGCACTCACGCCGCCACGTTAGTTGAGTGCGAATTGTGGGATCGCATCGAAGGAGGTTATCAGATTCACGACTATCTGGAGTACAACCCGACTAAAGAACAGATTGAAGAAGCGCGCGCAAAGAAGGCCGTTGCTGGCAGAAAAGGTGCTCAGGCACGATGGCAAAACGATAGCAAACCGATAGCAAGTGCCATAGCAACCGCATCAAAAAACGATGGCAAAACGATGGCACCTTCATGCGACACCGATGGCATTAACCCATCCCATCCCATACCCATATTAAACCCATTAAAAGAACCTACTAATCAATCATCATCTATTGCAGAAAAAGGCGATGATGACGATTTGTTCAGGGCGTTTGAAACCATTGCCGCTGTTACTCCGGAAGTGCGCAAAGCCATAGACCAGGCGGCTGCCAGTTACGGCGCGGCGTGGGTAAGGGACGCGATTGCCGAGGGCGTTGTTCACGGCGCAAAGTCGTTCGCATACGTCAGCAAGGTGCTGGCATCGTGGAAAGCCAACGGCAAGCCGAGCAACGGGCACAAGCAGGCAGGCGCGGACGTTGAGCGCTTTCGCGAGCTGTACCGCCAGCAGAAGCAGGGGGCGAAGTGAGCAGCGGCATAAGATACGTAACGCAAGACGAAATAACGGCGGCTGTCAAACAAACAAAAATTGACCTGTTTGAGCTTGCAAAAGAAATTGGACAAAACGAGTTTTTTGAGATATTCGATGAATATTCGCCAGAGGACGACGACGAACCACCATACATCCTTTTTGAAAGTCTTTTCGGGGAGATAGCGCATGATAATTTTGACCAGTTTATATTATCTGGAGAGTATCTTTTGGGTGTGTGGAAAAGATGCAAAACACGACTCAACTTAATCATAGACGGCTCGCAGAGAAAACAGGGGTTGCAGTCAAAGTGGCTTCGTGTAAAAAGGGCGGCGTTTGAGCGTGATGGTTACAAGTGCCAAATGTGCGGAAGCCAAAAAGACTTGTGCGGTCATCACATCAAAGAAAAAGCACAATATCCAGAACTGGCGTATGAGGTGTCTAACATCATTACACTTTGCAAACATTGCCACGCAAAGCAACATCCGGGAAAAGAAAATCTTATTTTGAAGCGTAGGGGGTCACAATGAGCGCGAGTGAGTTGGAACAACTATTCGCATTCCAGGTGAAAGCCGCTGGACTGCCAGAGCCGGAGCGCGAAGTCTGCGTGATACCAGGTCGGAAGTTCCGCTTCGACTTCTGCTGGCGTGAGGCGCGGCTGCTGGTCGAAATCAACGGCGGCACGTACAACGGCGGCGCACATGGCAGGGGGTGTGGCATTAACCGCGACTACGAGAAGGGCAATCTGGCGGTGGTCCACAACTGGCGCGTGCTGAGCTTCGACACGAAGCAGGTCAAGTCCGGCGCGGCGCTGGAAGTGGTGGAGAAGTTGATCGGAGGTGAAAAGTGAGTGAGCAAGTGTGTGCAAGTTGCAAGTTTATTCAAACGTCAATCAAGTATCCGCAAGGCTCGGAACAAAAAGAGTTAGTTGTGAAGTGTCAGAACGGGCACGCGCCGATCTGGTTATTCAGCGGTGCAGAGTGCGAAGATTATCGATCAAAACAATCAGAAACACAGGAGCAAAAATGACAATAAGCCGTATGCGTAAAGAATTATTAAAAGCTGACATAGATGTTGTGAAGATGTTGTACAAAAAAGCATGTGAGCAACATGGTGAAGCTGAAGTAAAAAAAGATTTAACAATACTTTGGGATTTGAGGTGTACGTGGGGAATGCACAATATCTTACCGTTTGGGACAACTGGATTTAAAGATTTAGAAGAAATGCTTTATATCGCAAAAGAACTATGTGGATTTTAGAGGAGCAAAAATGTACCAAAAACTAATAATTATTGGCAATTTAGGTTCAAACCCCGAACAACGCTTTACACCTTCCGGCGATCCAGTCACAACCTTTAGCGTGGCAACCAGCCGCCGCTATGGCGATAAAGACGAGACCACCTGGTTCAGAGTGAGCGTGTGGGGCAAGCAAGCAGAGTCGTGCAACACGTATTTGACGAAGGGGAGCAAGGTGTTGGTCGAGGGGCGGTTGAAAGCAGAGCCGAATGTCTACCAGCGCAAAGACGGCACGTGGGCAAGCAGTTACGAGGTTACCGCTGAAACCGTGCGATTCCTGACACCGAAGGGCGAAGACGCGCCCGTTGAAGATTATCCGTTTTAGGGGGATGAGATGAGCGAACTGAAACCGTGTCCGTTTTGTGGAGAGAAAGCAACGTTAGATTACGGTGTTTTGCCGAACAGAAAACACTGGTTTATTACTTGCGATTGTTGTGGAATGATGTATCAGTATACATTGAGTCAGCGAAAATATGTCAAAGACGGCTGGAACACCCGCCCGATTGAGGACGACCTTCGCAAGCGCATTGCCGAGCTTGAGGGGAAATTTGACCAACTTACCGCTCACGACGCTACAGAGCGGCAAGATGATAAGTCACCTAATGATACACAAACGCCAACAATTGTGTACGGTAAGGAGCGTGAGGAATGAACGTCCAACTTCACTTAGGCGATTGTCTGGAAGTTCTGGCAACCATACCAGAGAATAGCGTTGACACTTGCATCACTGACCCGCCCTACGAGTTAGGTTTCATGGGTAAGAAGTGGGATTCAAGCGGCATTGCGTTCCAGCCTGAAACTTGGCAAGCCGTATTCAGGGTACTGAAACCAGGTGCATTGTTACTCGCATTCGGCGGGACGCGCACATATCACCGCATTGCTTGCGCTATTGAGGACGCCGGCTTTGAGATCAGGGATACTATCGCTTGGGTATACGGGAGCGGATTCCCGAAAAGTTACGACATTAGCAAGGGGATTGACAAACAGGCTGGGGTTGAATTCAGCGCACGACCTGCAAGCGGTGTTGGCTTTATGAAACCTGACAGCGAGGATTGGCACGTTACG